AGAATGAATTAGCCATGGATTACCCCATTGGTTTGGCGCGAACGCGTGGCGTTGTTCCGCTGTAATTGGCGCGTTCTTGCTCAAGTTTCATGGCCTCAATGCCACGTTCATAAGCGGCATTCCAAACAGGAATGCGCGAGTCATCTTGCAAATAAGGCGCCGATTGAAGCAATGCGCCATACAGGTAAAGATCAGGGTGTTTGGTCAGCAACCAGTTTGTTGTGTTGCTATCAGATAACGCGGCGATCTCGCCGTAATACGTCATCTGAACTTGCGTCGTATCTGTTCCAGGCGATGGCACAACTTTAAACGTGTCACCAATAATTGTGTAATAACGCGGTGTGCCAGCCGCCGAAAAGTAACGCGTATAAAAGTCATCACTTTGTTCATCGCTCAAAAACTCCAATTTGGTTGGCGTTGTTGTGAGCAAAACAAGGTTTTCCATTTGCAGGAAATCGGATGGCAGTTGCGTGTATTCGGTATCAAGTGTGGCGTTAGCACGCACAATCATTTGGCGAACGCGTACGGTTCGATTGAACTCGGCCTCCGCCAATGTGATGAAGTCGGCAATGGCAGCGGTCAAATCTGATCGGTTTAACCAATCAGCAATTGACGTTTTAAGTTCCGAATAAGTGCCAAGCGCCATGATCAGGCAACGTCCTTTTTGCGAAGTTCAGTCTTAAGACCGATTGATGCTCGATAAGCATCCTCTTGCGGACGGATTGCCCAGGTGTGCTGATGCTTGTATTCCCAGGTTCCTATATGTCCAATGTGCTTGGACAGGTCATGATCAATATACAACGGAATCTCGTTGTCGCGCAATAACTTGCAAAAGTATATGTCTTCGCCCATGTAGCCTTTAGCCGCCACATCCCATGGAGTAGCGAACCACGGCATTTCGATGGCGCGAAAAACATTCGTATCAACCATCATGATGCCAGTGCCTACAGCATCGACTTGTTCGACGCCAGTGTCATGCTCGCCTGTATAAACAGGAACCTTGCGTTGCGTTTCTGGATCATAGTTTGCAGCCGTTGGCCCCACTGGCATTCGCCTGCGCGGGCAGTTGGCAGCGAGTACCAGCAAATCGCGGTCAAGCATTCGGCCAATCGTATCCTGTGGAAAACGCATATCGCTATCAATAAACAACACCACGTCAGCGTTGTTTTCCATGGCGGCCATGACTAATTCTGAACGCTGGCTTACAAGAAGCGTCCCTTTGGAAATGTTGACGTTTACCACGTCATGCGGATGATGAGCCACATGAAACGCCACAGCGTTCACAAGGTCAAATGCAAAGTCTGAATGCACTTCGTCCCTCGCAGGGACGCACACACTAATCAATCGTTTGTTTTCCATCACACCCTTCCTGGTCGAGTCCTGAAAAATCGGTTATCTGGGTCATTGAGCCACTTCTTAAAATCTTTTTCTGTTCGCGTGATGCCCTTACTCACCAAGTCCATATAAATATTCATGGGGATGGATGCAACATGTACGCCAAGACCCTCACCGTTCCACTTTGCGCGTTCGTCGGTGGATGCGAACTGCGCCTTATTGGTTTCAACGATAGGCGTTGCGTCTTGGATTGTTTCAATCACCGCTGTGTCTGTAGCCTCGTCGTAATGCCAAATGCGCGTTAGGCCAAGAAGTGGATCATGCTCAAAAAGTTTTGATTCCATGTAAAAACGGGAGCGTTTCCGCCCCCGTTCCTTGTTGCTGGTTAGGTCGAAAGGTCAGCCGCCAAACCGTGTGCCTTCTCGTTGTAAATGGCAAGGCCATATTCAGCAAGGAGCAAGCGCTTTTCAGCATCGCCCGTTGTTGCAAGTTCAACTTGCTGGAACGGACGAAGGAAATGCACACCGGCGTAATCAGGTGACAGCACAAACGCGTCACGATCACGCTGGAAACGGTTAGGAACAATGTTGACTTGTCCAAAGTCACCAACATACACATCAGCCGCGCCAATGATCTGCGCTTGCTTGCCAGCAGGCACATCACGATAGCGCGTTGCGATACCGTTGAAGCCAGAAACAACTTGCTTGTTTTTGGCGCCAACCATCACAATCGAAGGATCGCCGCCCTGTTCCCACACTTTCTGAAGCACATTCTTGAGAATGGTTTCAGTGAATGCGCGGGTTACGCCATCGCTGCGATCATCGTTGGGCAGCGTAGTGTAAGAAGGATCAGCACCGTTCGTACCCTTGTCGGTGTTGGTTTTGATGAACGCAAGCAACGATCCGGTCTTTTGGGCCGTTGTCGAGTCACCAGCGGATGCGGCTTGGTTAGCCAGCATGATGGTTTCCATGTCGCGCTTCAACTCAGCCGCACGCTTTGCCAACTGGTAGGCCAATTCTGACTTGCGGCCTGCTTTGTTGACAGCCTCAACCGTACCGGAGATCACCACAGTCTTACGGCTGATCTGCGTGTAATTGGTCAGTTGAACGGTTGGCGTTACAGCGTCATACGTCGAAATGTCATCACCTTGCAGTTGCGCGTTTGCGGTCGTGTTGTCCGCCAACGTGTCTGTCTGCCACTGGAACAGCGTGTTGCTTGCCGTACCGCGTCCAATGTTGTTCATGAACGGTGTGGTTTCAGGACTGATGTTGTAAATCTGATTGCTCAAGTCCTCACGAATACCCTTTGCAGAGTAAGTAAGGAAGGTGTTTGATGCAATAGTCATTTGGGTTTCCTTTAGATAAGATGTTCAAACAGTTTGGCAGCGTCACGAACGTTGCCGGTTTTTGCAAGGCGCTGTTTGGCCCGGACTACTTCGCTCGTGGAAACCTTAGCTGATTTTGGATTGCCAGGCGCAATGGTTTTCGATTGCTGCACAACAGGCGGTTTAGGCTTAATTGTTGCCTGCTTCGCCGTGATCTTGTCGTACAACATGGCTTTACGAAGCAACTTGACAACGCGGTGATCAGCCACGCCCTTCAAATCGTCTTCCTGAAAACCTTCCTTCAATCCAAATTCAATCAACGCGGCTTTTTCAGCTTTTGCCGTGTCAGCGTTTTTCCATTCTGGAATAGCCTCCACAAGAAGTTGCGCTTCTTGCTCAAGCCTTGCTTTCATGGCGCGTTGCGATTCAGCTTGCTGCAATTGGTTTAAGCGCTGGAGTTCGGCTTGCGATGCCGCCAATTTCTCGTTGCGCTGACGTTGCAGCTCGGTTTGCCGTACCCATTCAATCGGATCGTCCCTGTATAGACTCTCCATATCAATCGGGTTTTCTTGTTGCTGCTGGAGTTGCGATTGCAACGCCGTAAGCAACTGAGCGTAAGTTTGCCGCTCTTCACGCACCGCGTTCAGCTCGGCTTCAGCGGCCTTGCGCTGTTCAGCCAATGCTTGCGTTTTGCGTGTGTAGTCAGCCGTTCGCTGGTAGCCATTGATCAACTCATTGAGTTCAACCTCTTGTTCTTTGCCATCAATCTTGACGGTGAACTTTGGTGGCTCATTGGATTGCTCTTGCTCTTGAGCGTCTTCGTCTGACTCGCTCGATGCTTCAACGTCTTCGGACCCTTCGCCTTGCTCTTCCGCGTCTGTTTCTACATCGCCAACATCATCGGATTCGGCTTGCGCCTCATCCGTTTGCGCCTGGGCTTCTGTTTGTTCTCCGGGTTCGGCAAACATCGACTCAAAGGCTTTGGCGGCTTGCGCCACCGTCATCCCCGCTGTGCTTTCGCTTTCAACGGTTGCTAAATTGTCACTCATTTATTGCGCTCCATCAAGTTTTGGTCAGTTTCCGCTGGCGATCAGCCGCCATTCGGGTCAACGTACCGCTGGTTATCACGCTTCCAAAGTAAGTTTGAAGACGGTCCATGGCTTTGAAGTCATGAAAGATCGCCTCTCGATGCTTGGCATCTTCCGAGTGCGTCCATTCCTCAAACAGTGATTCTCTAATTTGCTGCCACGCTTCCTGATAAAGCGTGGAGTTGATGATTCGTTCTGCTTCCTGTGCTCTGCGTAATTTTTCGTCGTTGGTCATTGCATGGGTTGCGCCGCTGTCACGGCTTGTTGGGCCTGGTTAATGGCTTGCATCTGCAAACGCTCACGATCCATTGCTACTTTGGCATCGATTTCGGCTTGCGTTGCAGCCAAGTCTACTTGATACTTAAGTTCCATCTCTTGGCGCTTCAAAATGCCATCTTGTGCAATGCGATCACGCTCACGATCATCAGCGCGAATCATCTTTTCGCGCTCAAGGGCAAGTTCGGCGGCTTTCTTTTGAATGTCAGCCTGAATGGATTGAATCTGAACTTGCGCCAAGGCTTGCGTTGGATCGGGCTGTGGTTGTTGCGGTGGCGGAGAAAAGTCCATCGGTAATTGATTAAAGAATTGCGTCGAATCCTTGTACCCCGCCATCTCAACCAGTTTTGCTAACGTGTTAGCGTATTGACCAACCGTCACAATCGGATTGTTGGTGCCAAGCGTTTGAAGCAACTGCTCTTGCTTGCCAGCAATGGCTTGCAAGAATTGAATCTTTTCATCAATCCCGCCAGTGCCAAGACCAACGTTCACGCTTACATCCATCGAAGCATCCCAACCACGCGGATCAACCTGAACCCACTGATTGCGCAAACGAATGACGCGTGGCTTATCCTGATGCTGCGTAATCAAACGCAACAAACCTTTGAATAAACGCTTCATGCCGATTTCAGAAAACACGCGAGCAATCAATTCGATGTGTTGTTGCGCGGCCTGAACGGTAGCTTGCACCGCCAACTTGGTTGTCGATTGCAGTGCGTCGGCGTTAAGGCCCATGGAGGCTTTGGACATGCCAGTGCGGGCCTCTTTCACCTGGTCCATGTATTCCATCATCGGGAATGCCTGACCGCCGACAAATGGTGTGGTGAACGGCTGAACCATGCCAGGCGCGCGCATTCTGATGATGGCGCCGTTTTCGTTATTCAGTACATCGTCAAGATTGACTTGACCTTCAACCACGCCTGTGCGCGGATGAATCGATTGCGCCAATGAATCAAGCATATTGCGCAGAATCACTGACTTGATGCGCTGAATGTCCATGGTCACATCAGCCGTTGACATGCCAAAAAGTGTATGAGGCTCAGGGTCTGGACAGAAATAAGCAAAAGGCACATCATCCGCCGGATCGTTGGCAACGATCTTATAAGACGGTCCCATGGTGCAAATCTTGCGGAGTTCCGCCACACCATCACCGTCTTGGTCAAGCCTGATGTAACTTTCGGTATAAAGCACACGGCGTTGCGCAGGATTGTTGGCGGATTCGCCAAACATCATTTGTGCAGGATTACGCGCAATGCGCTCAATGTTTGTGTCAAGTTCGTCCTCGCCTGTGTTGGACTCGACCAACTCTTGGTCATAACCCATGGCAACAAGTTCAGACACAGTGGCAAGTTTTCTGTGCGCCACAATGTCTGCGTCTTCAAGCGTTCGCGCTCTACGGTCAACGATAAACTCTTCAGGCGCCAGGCTTTCGACACGGAAACGCTTAGTGATGACTTTGCGGCTCACCGTTACGTCGTGAATCATCACGGTTGGCGTCAATTGCTGGCCGGTCAACGGATCAATCACGGGCGGCGGTGCTGAAGGGTCTTCAGTGGACATTAAGTCCACCATCTCAACGCCTTCCTGACCAAGAATCAACGATAGTTGCGCGTCATCAAGGCCCGTGTAGTTTTCATTCTTGATTTCAATGTGCTCATCAACCCACCACTTGCAAACACCTGTCTTGCGCACCAAAGCGTCTTTGAAGATGGAGTGAAACAGCACAAAGCCATTGTTGTCTTCGTTTAGGATATAGCGCACATAATCTGTGGCCTGCTCTGCCATCGGCGCATCTTCCATGTTGCGCGGCACATACTGAACAACGTTCTCGGATGAGAAGAAAATGCGCATGAGGCTTGGCAAAATGGCCTGCACTGTGTCGCGCACATCCATCGATACAACCTGGCTGCGCCCCTCTTCTTCATCGCCAAACGGATCGCCAAAATAATATTCCGTGGCGCGGGCGCGAAGATTGCCAATCTCCAAATCAATGAAATTGGTGGCGTCAACAAGTTCAGCCGCAACAATGGCCTGAACTTCAGTTTCGTCCATGGGCTCACCGGACTTGACGCCGGTAGCGAGGTTCATTTCAACGTCCATTTACTTACCCTTATTTCTTGCGCTAATGGCTTTGGCTTTTGCTCGTGCATCGGCTTTGCTTGATGCACCCCAAGCCTTTAGGCTTAACAAAAGTCTCGTTGGTTCGCCATTTTTGTATTCTGGACCGGGCATGTTGCCCATTCTCGCAAGAAAGCTGGCGCGTCTTGGGTTATCTCCAGACTTCACAGGCGCTTTCAATGTGCCGCCTGTTTCTGCTTTGTACGATGCGCGGCCTTTGGCGTTCAATCCACCGCTTGGACTTTGGCCTTCTTTACGCTGCCACGCTGGCGTTTTCATCAATCTTCCTCACGCATAAAATTGACGCGCTGAAACTCAACGGCTTCGCGTTGGCGGCGTGAGTTCGCCATTGATGTGATGGGTCCGCCAACTAACCAGGCGTCACAGGTGCGTGCCGCTGCACACTTAAAGTGAAATAGTTCGCAATAACCAAGATCGGCGGCATCTTGCACCGCCATCTCTAAGTCTTCGTTCTCTTCGCCTTCGCCTTCTTCGTATGATTCGCCGTTTTCTTCGCCTTCTTCGCCGTTCTCTTCTTCGCTTTCATCCTCCATACCGCCTGTGATGCACTCAATCATTTCAGGCGTTTGAATGAAAGCGGCGCAGTTACCGCAACGCATCGACTTGGCTTGCGCCAGGTCCGTGTTCCACGTTTCGGCTTTGGCGTTCCAGAATTCACGGTTAGGCAATTCAGGGTTAGCAGGGCCGTAACCCACATTGGCAAACGCCCAATTGCGATTCTTTAGATTCGCAACCGGGTCTTTGGTTTCAATAGGGCATTCCATCACTTTTTCTTCGCTTTACCGGCTTCGGATAGCGCAATGGCTATGGCCTGCTTAGGGTTTGTCACTTCCGGCCCTTTCTTACTGCCGGAATGCAATTTGCCCGCCTTGTATTCGCGCATAACTTTGGAGATTTTCTTCTCGGCTTTGGTCTTTTTCATCATGATGGCAGTATGTCCGTGATGGTGACGTGAAAAGTGTGGCTATGGCCCGAAATAATGGCAACTTTATCGCCAGGATTGACCGCCACATACTCAGTTTGATAAGCAGGAATGATGGGATCATCAACCGTTGCAGTTGGGTTTGCGCCTACTTTGAAATGCAAGTGCCTGCCATCATCGGAGCCATTGGAAACACGCATCAGCGTTACGCCGGTTGCGGCAGCGTGCGATTGCTGGCTTGCGTCTGACGTTGTAAGCATCGTCGTTATGCCAAAGCGACCAATAACTTCAGGCCACAGATGCCCGGCTGAATCGCGTACTTGCTTGCTCATTTCTTGGACCTTGCAGCACGCATATTGTCAACAAGGTTTGGGTATGGCCTTCCAGCGGATTTCGCCATGGCTTTGGCGCTGGCTTTTTCCTTCTTGGATAACGGTTCGCTTTTGCCCAATGACTTCGGACGCGCTTTATCCCACACCGGCTTAGCTTTCATGGCACTACCCCCATTTGGGGGCAGACACTAGCACATTCGAGCATCAATGCGCAAGATTCATGCGCAACGCGTGGTAATCCTGAAGAAATCCGCTCATGCTGGCGAGTTTGTTAAACGCCATATCCGCTGACAAACGCGAGTGAAATAAACGCAACTGCGGTCTGCGCTCCATCTCAGCCCAATAGGTTTGCAAGATCGTGCGCCCCCAATCTTCAGCGGTTAAGCGATTGATGTTGCCGCCAAGGTATTCGTAGCGCATAAACATTTCCCAATCCACCATCCCTAATGTGTGGCGCGGGTTGTCCTTATTAGAGTCTTGGTTCGCGTGCAAACGGAACGCCCCCAGGTGCGCCCCACCACCTACCGCTGGCCCGTGGCGCGTGGCTTCCAGATACGAAGTAACGTCACCCAAGTAATGCCTTGGTGCCAACTCGCCAAGTGGCGCATAGGTCATGGTGAATGCGCACTTAGAGCGATCCATCATCACAAACGAAGGCTCGCCAATAAAGTTCTTGTGCATCGCCATAAGCCGCAAGATGTTCTCGCGTGATGACTTCATCAGTTCATCTTGATTGATAAAGCCTGGTGCGCGAAGAAAACGCCCGGCACCGTCAATCCAATGGCGTTGATGCCAAAACATCACGGCGTCACGATGATGATCCGCCAAATCAACTAAGTAGGACGTTGAAGATGGATAAATCACATCATCGTCGTACACAAAGCGCACTAAATCCGAATCTGCCTGATCCCAAAGATAAGCGTAATGCGCCACTTGATCGCCAGGACAGATAAGGTGCGTGTCAATGACTTCAAAGTCATAACGCTGCGCCATATCATTGATCATGTGGTGGTCATTTTCATCAGGACTGTGATTGCCAATGATGACTTTGATGCGCGGATAGGTCTGCGCGTCGATTGAAGCTAATGTGGTGTATAGGTGCTCAGGCTTGTACGCTGGAACAAGAATGGTTACGGGTCTCATGGTTTTCTCCAACGTTTACGCTCAAGCTCGGCAAGTTGTACCAGTTCACGCGTGCGGCGCTCAAGTTCCATCACCATTTCTTCAAGCACTTCCCATTGCAATTTTTCGTACTCGCCTCGTGGGAAGTTCTCAATCAATCCATTGACCCAGGCTTTTCTCGCCATATCGTTCAGGTTCATCCCTGTCCTTTCAATAGTTCCGCAGCATCGTCATAGCCGTTTTTCTCCAGCAACTCAATGCAATGGTTTAAGCGTGCTTCGCCTGCAACAAACTCAATCTGCGCCGCAAAGATAAAAAGATTCTCTGCGTGCTGATCAAACCCTGTGTTTCTAGCAATGCCCATCACATCGCCAATCGTCAAATCCTTCACGTCAATACCTCCTTAATGTGTTGAGGCACCCTTGGCAGTGGCGCCCAGGCAACCGCCCACTCGGACCAAGTGCCAATGACGCACACGCCGCCAGGATTGAGCAATAACATCTTCACGCCTAATGGCGGCGGGTCATCTTCGGGCGTGCGCCAGGTAGCCTGGCCTGCGAGGTAGTCTTTCACGCCTGCCCCCTTGCTCGTATGGCGTCGGCACAGCGCTGCGCTATGCCCTCAATGCTTGCCTCTGCGTCGCACAGCTGGGCGCAGGCTTCACGTTCAGAGGCAACAAGTGCCTTAAGACCCCATCGGATTTGTTGATGCGTTAGCGTCAACAAGTCGCGGTCGCCATATTGATTGCCGTGGCGATCTACCAATCTCATTGCCAGTGCGTAACGTTCAACCAGGGTCATGATGTCACCTCTGTTCATGTGTTACCCCTTGCTCGTATGGCGGCGGCGAGCGCATAACCTTCGTCGTCCCATGCACCGCAGTAATCTTCGACAACCTTTGCACACGTTTCACGCTCGGCAGCAGCAACAAGGGCAGCGAAGCGTTCAAGTTGAACATTTCCCGTGTAGCAAGTCCCCCATCG